TTTCTTGGTTTGTTCCCGTCCCGTTCCGTATCGGTGGAGTGCCGCGTTCCGCTCTAAGTCTTTGTTTTTGTTGGTGGGCGGCACAGGGATTGAACCTGTGACCCCTCCCGTGTGAATGTTTCCATAAGCTATACATATCAGCTACTTACCCCAAACTTACGAGAGATTTGTATGGTTGGGAAGGCGTCGGAGGCTTTTGCTGCAGCCGACACGTCTGTGTGTTCGTATCGACGAGCTGCGTCGTGCGACTGCCACGCACCCGATGCAACGAGGCCAGAAGTGTCGAGCCCGCCGTAGCGTCTGAGGTAGGCGCCGTACGTGTGGCGGAAGGCATGAAACGACACGCCGTCGGGAATAAACACGCCAGCGCGCGCGGCCGCGCGATCAAGCCGCTGATAAAGCCGGCTGCCTTTGAAGAACCGGAACACAGCCCCCTCCCGATCGTATCCACGCGGATGGTTGGCCAGCGCGGCCACCAGAGGGGGTGGAAGGTGGACGGTGCGGGGAAGGCCGTTTTTCGTCGTTTCCACGAATGCACGGGCCTCTGAGAGGCTCAGATGCCGCACCTGTATCGACAGGGCCTCCGACAGCCGCAGGCCGGTGTAGAGCAGCACAGTGAGAAACAGGCCGAATTCCTCATCCTCTTCCGAGGCAGCCGAGATCAGCCGGCCGGCCTCCTGCGGCTCGAAGTAAAACGTCCGCGTGTTTCCCTTGGCGCCCTTCGGCCGGACGATCGGCAGATTGATCCGGTTAGCCTTCAGGATTGCGCTGATCGGGCTGTATACCTGACGGTTGCGGGTTGCCGGCGTGCCGTTGGGATGCAGCGCGAGAGCCGCTTCGTCGATCATTTCCTGCGTGATCTCGGACAGCTCAATGTCTCCCAGTTGCTTCATCAGCGGCGCGAGGAAACGCTGCTCGCCGCCGGCAAGGAAATAAGTTTTCACCCCTTGGGCGAATGTCTTTCCGCGGGGCTTAGGGGGACCACGCAGGACGGCTGCCTCGATACGCTTGATTTCGTCGCGTAAGAGCTTCTGGGCGACTTTCGCGTCACTAGTTCCAGCACTTCTGTCCACTCGGAAGCCGAGGTGCGTCCCCCTGATCCGGTAATTTTTCGAGCTGCCCGGGATGGGAGCTTGTAATTTGAGTGGCATGGCTCCAAACTCCTGAATATCTCCACGACGTCTGCCTCCGTAAACAGACGCCGCCTGCCTATTTTCTTTCCAACAGGAATACCTTTGATGGCTTCCTGCATCGTCCGGCGGTTCACGCGGAACCTTTCGGCGACCTCTTCTAGCGTCAGAAACTCAGCCATTCTGATCCTCATAGATTGATCGCCGTGGCGGTAAGGGCATTCGAGCCCTGCCCGGCTTCTCCGCCTTTTCAAACCCGCGCGACTGTATCTTCGGGCCGTCTCGTTTTATTCCCAGCGATCGCATTTTCTGCCTCTTCGCCTTAGCGATGCGCGGCATATCTTCCTTCGCTGTTTTAGTCGCAGCACAAACCAGATGGACTGGCGCCCTGTTGTCAAGATCGTTGGAGCCGCCGAGGGCGAGTGCGCGGAGATGCTCATCGATCCACTTTTCCCCGCTCCTGATCTGCTGCCCGCATATCCCGCAGATACCTTTATGCGCTTCAAATAACTTGAGACGCTGTGTCGGCGTCAGCGACTTGCGAGGCGTCGTCCCGACATCCATTCAGCGTCACTCCATGCTCAGCCGCAAACACGTCGATCAATTCGATCAAGTCCGACATCTCTTCCTTTGTCAGATCACTTGTCCGCATCCCGATCGACGTCAGCCCGCCGTTTATTCCCGGCACTAACCGCTCTTTCCGCAGGGCGCCCATGAAGAGATCCTTCCAGTCGTCCGGCGTCAGCTTCTGCCCGTGCCAAGCGAGCTGCGTAGATACTTCTGTCAGCATCGCCCACATGCGATCGTTTTGCGGCAGCGTCCTGCGCGGCGACTTGAATTCGATCCTGCTTCCGGGCGGCGCCTGCCGTATCCACCGGCAGGCCCTTTCCCGATCGTCAGCCGTGCGGAGCGTGACGAGCGCCCGGCTCATGCAAACGGATCGTCGTCAACGAGAGCCATCTTCGGCTTGGCGGCCGTCTTCTTCTTGAAGCGGATCGAGAAGAACTTGCCCTTCTTCCCTTCACGCACCCAGCAGTCTGCAAAATGCTCGATGTTGTTTTCGTCCCACATCGTGCCGGTATAGTCCGGGTGCCGATCCTCTTCCTTCCGATCATTCTTGAAAAGCACGGCGGTGTTTTTGTTATCGTATTCAGGCGGCATTGGCAGTCTCCTTCAGTTTAGCTTCGTGTAAACGGTAGGCGTCGCGCACCTTGGCGCGATCGTCGTCGACGAGCTTCGACAGGACTTCCTGATTATCGACGGCGAATTTCCGCAGCTCTTCCGCAGTCGACGCCAGCGTCAGTGTTTGCAAAATGGCGTCAGTCGCCTGCTTCGATGCATCGGCCGGATAGGTTTCCTTCACGGGCGCCTGCTTGGCGGCGCGCTTCGGTGCCTGCGTCGGCGTCGCATTCGCTGCATTCCCGTCGTCGTCTTCCTCGCCGGCAATACCGACGAGCGAAAAGAGCGAATAGCGGCGGCTATAGGTAAGCGCCGATCCCATTTCCTGCTGCTTCACAGGAAAGGGGCATACGGGGTATTCCGACGCGATCCACTGGCCCTGATACGCGAGCCGGGTATCCAGCATAAGCACGCCGTCCTCGACGCGCGTCGGCTGGGTAATGCTGATCCCGTGCTTGGATAATACGGAGCGGACGATGTTCAGGCCCGCATCCAGTGTGGCGTATTTCGATCGGAAGTGCGGGTTAACCGCATCTTTGGTGGGGTTTTCGATCTCGGCCTGCGCCTTCGCAAGTATGGCGTCGATCTTGTCTGTTTCTTGGCTCGTATTCACGCCCGCGCCTCCCTTATCGTGAGTGATCCCGTTTTCGATCTGCTGATAACGATCCCGTGGCCGTGCGCCTCGGACACGTCGGCCTCAACCATGTCCTTCAGTGACTTGGCGGCGACATCAAATGCTTTCGCGAATGGCTTGTTCTGTAGCCACAAGTGCGCGTGAACGCCCCACTCGTTGCTTCCCGTCATATCGACGACGCGGACAGCCTCGACAGGCACATGCACTTCGACAGCAACCGGCGGGGTGCCGTTCTGGACGCATTCCCAGAAGTGCTTTTCGGCCTCGATCATCTGCGCCTGATAGATCGGATCGGCCTCGACTTCGAAGACGTGCCAGTCAAGTGTGCCGTAGAAGACGGACATGAATGCCTTAGTCGACGTCGTCACGCGCATGTTGTGCTGCAGTTGCGGGTAGTATTTCTTCAACGCCTCGTCGCGCTTCATAAACGCGTTGCAGTGCTTGGCCTCGAAGATCGGCATGAGAGCCACGTCAGCCTCGCCGGTATCGACGACGCCGTCGAGCGTGCAGCGCATCCACGGGATTTCCTGCGAGGTGATCGCGAGCTGCTGCAGGATGATCGACTGCCCAGTGCGCTCCTGAAACCACTGGATGTTAAACGCCTCAGTTGCCTGTCCCATGCGGACAGGCAAAACCGCCGACAGATCCTCTGGCTCGGTTTCGCCGCGCTTCACCTTCCAAAGCTGGATGATCTTGTCCTTGTCTCCGCCAAGGATCACGTTTGCGTCAGAGCCGCCGATACCCAGTCGGCGCTGCTCATGCCATTCCGGCGTCATTTCTCGTCCCTTCGATTGTCAGGTTGAATGCGTCGATCGCCGCTGCGAGCCGCTCTGCGTGCCGCGCCTGCACGGCGAGGTAGATCGTCTCGCCCGTGGCGTCCTCGGTGTCGTTGATCGTCATGGCGGCGAGCCCGTCGTCAGTGATCCTGATCGACAGATCCGGCAGGCCGTAGAGCCGCCAGCTCTCAATGCGCTGGCGCTGCATTACTGCCCCCGGCGGCGAGCTGAGCGGACGGCGACGACGGTGTCGTGGATCAGCCAAATGGCGCACAGGCCAAGCGGCGGCGCGACGACAATGGCAGTGGCTACTGCGTTGACAGACATGGGTTTCTCCTTGCTCCAGTAAGTGTCACTGTAATTCTGAATTTCAGAACCTGCAAGCCCGATCCCAAAATATTATTTCGCTTTTCGGAATTTTTCGTGTTAACCATTTCTGTTATGAGTGCGCGTATGGATATTGAGTGGATCGTCGAGGGCTTGAAAAAGCCCGGCAAAACTCAGGCAGGCATAGCGAAGGCTATGCGCCGATCGCCATCAATGGTGACGGCAATGCTCAAGGGTAAGCGCGAGTTAAAGGCGCGAGACATCGCCGTTATCGCTCGCTATTTGGAAGTCGATCCGCCGTCCGCGCCGCCCATAGATCCAAGGCCACAGATCAGGACGGCAATGATTATTGGAGACGTGGCGGGCGGTGTTTGGACAGAGCCGGGCGTTGAATTTGAGCCGATACCGACAACCGTTGTCATTGACGAGCGTTGGGGCGCCAGCGACGTTTTCCTGCTGCGCGTCCGTGGCTCGTCGATAAACCGTCAAGCAAAGGACGGCGATCTTGTTCTTTGCCTAAACAAGTATGCTGCGCCCCGCGACATTCGATCTGGAGACTGGGTGATCGTGGAGCGCAAGACGTCTGACGGGCGGATGGAAACAACGGTAAAGCGCGTTCAAGGCGACATGAAGCGCGGCTTTTTTCTTGTCCCAGACAGCGACGATCCGCAGTTTCAAGCCCCGATCCTGATCGGCAAAACCGATGGCGAAGTCGTTGAGGTGCGGGCTTTCGTGCTAGAGTTTATCAAGCGCGGAACTACTTTTTAGACTTTGTCTCGATCTGGGCCAGCGGTATTTCCTCAATAACTTCACCCGTTGCCGGATCTATTCTCCTGACGCCGGACGCCGCGCCCATCTTCCCAAACCCGTGAGCGCGCTCTCTGATGGCTCCCACAGTGTAGATCAGCCCGCCCGGCTGTCTCTTGCTATCATTGACGAGATACGCCCCAACCTTCTTGGCTCTGGCGTGCGTTTTTTTGCTCTGCTTTGACATCGTTGGCCTCAAGACATAGCTCGCCCTGCCCGTAGTCCCTTGGCCCCCCAGAACTGGAGGAGCGGCCCGATAGGCGGGCCTTACCAAGAAGGGCAACCAGACCCAACTCTCATATCCACCCGCTGCCCTGTATCGGGGGCCAGCCGCCTTGGCCCGGAGTATGTCGCCCATCCGGTGGCTATAGGTATTCTGAGGAGCCAATAAACTTGCGGGTATCTGGTGGGCCGTGTCGGTCGGTTGCCACCGGCTCGGGACGCCTTGGTTGTCCGGCGCTTGCCGGGTTTCGCAGTCACGCTGCCAAGGTTTGAAGCCTGATTTGCCCAGATGAAGCTCTGGGGCGGCTGTCGAAAATTAGGCTGAAGCTCGATCGGCTCTTGGCCGGGCTCCTGACGTCTGCCCGTCAGGTAAACAGTGGCTTTGTGTGTCTTTCGACGCGCACCACACACCCGTCAGGCTGGCGGCCCTTGGGAATTGCGTTTTCCAGAATTGCGGGGTATTCTCACCAGCATCGGTTCTTCCTTTGTTTCACCGATCACGGCCCCGGCGTCTGGCAACGCGCGGGGCCTTTCTTTTCTACTACACCCCCAAAATTCTGTCTAGCAGAATATTCTGTTTTTCCGATGCTCTTTTTACCTTGCATGTTCTGAATTTCAGAATTATAGTTGGGCATGGCTTGGAACCCTGCACACCGAATTGTCATGCTGCTTGGAGGCGAGAAAAACGTCTCGCAGGCGCTTGGGATAGCAAGATCAGCACCTTACCGCTGGCAATACGGCCGTGATCGCGGCGGTATGGGCGGACTGATCCCGGCAAAACACATCCCAAAACTGATCTGCGCAGCGAAGGCGCGCGGCAAGCGTCTCGGTTTCAAGGACTTCTTCGAAGAGCCATCGGAGGTCTGAATGAGCGCCGTCTACACGCACGCCCAGCTTCTCGCGAACCGCGTCGAATACCTGATCCTCGCTGGCTACACCCGCGAGCAGGCTGTCGCGCTCGTTTACGGCTGAATACCGGCTCCGCAGCGGTTCTGCGGTTTCCTCCCCAACTGCTCGGGCTTCGGCCCGGGCGTTTTTTCGAGGACATTATGCAAATTACAATAAACGATCGCATCCGCTCGCACCTTCCGACACTTTCGGAAGAGAGCTATCGGCAGCTTGAAGCAAACATATTGCGTGACGGCTGCATTGATCCTTTGGTTTTATGGATCGACGAAAACCTGAACAATGTATTGGTTGACGGACACAACCGTTATTCAATTTGCCAAAAGCACGGCCTTCCGTTCAACCACATCCACGTCGAATTCGCCGATCTGGACAGCGTCATTGAGTGGATCGAAGACTTTCAAGCGGGCCGCCGCAACCTTCCGCCAGACTGGTTTGCTTATTATCTTGGCCAAAAATACGAGCGCGAGAAGAAGGCGCAGAACGACGGCGGTGCAGGCACCCCCAAAGCAACCGGTGATCAAAATGATCACCGGTTGAAGACTGCTGAAAAGATTGCAGCCGATCACGGAGTTTCTGCTCCGACAGTTCGCCGCGCTGCCGAGTTTGCCCGCGACGTTGAAGCGATAGCAGACAAGGTCGGCGACGAGGCGCGCTCTGAAATACTTGACGGCGAGCTGAAGGCTACCCGCGCCGACGTCCATGAAGTCGCCGAAGCGTTGCAAGACGAAACATTGACGTTTTCCAGCGCAAAGGAAGCGTTTGACTGGGTAAAGCAGCAGCGTCAGGAAAAGGCCGACGCTAAACGCGCAGCCAGAGACGAGCGCCTTATAGAATTGAGCGCCGGAAATTCTCCACTGCCGTCTGATCGCAAATACCCGATCATCTACGCAGATCCGCCTTGGCAATACGACTTTTCGCCATCAACAGCACGGTCGGTTGAGAACCATTATCCGACGATGCCGATCGAAGACATCATGGCAATGGATGTTGCTTCGCTTGCGACTGACGATGCTATTTTGTTTCTCTGGGCGACGCCTTCCTTCATCAAAAAAGGCATTTCTGTTCTTGAGGCGTGGGGGTTCCAGCTCGCAACGTCGATGGTTTGGGTGAAGGATAAAATTGGAACCGGAATTTACGTCCGACAGCGTCACGAATATCTTTTGATCGGAAAGCGCGGAAACCCAATTACCCCTCGCCCCGGATCTCAGCCGGATAGCGTAATTGAGGCTCCCCGCGACAGGCACAGTGCAAAGCCTGAAAAAGTCTACGACATCATCGAGGAGATGTATCCGGCGCTACCAAAGATCGAATTGTTTTGCCGCTCCCCGCGCGACGGCTGGTCCGTTTGGGGCAACCAGTCAGAGGCCGCCGAGTGAACGACTGGCTTGAAGACGACAAGTGGCAAAAAGAGCAGCGTGACGTTTTGCTGGCTCCGTTTTTTTACGGACAGCACGCGCGCGACGGCCGCTATGTCTTTATGGACAAGGGCCGGCTGGCGACTGTCCTCCAGAAGCGGTTTGCCGTCGACACCGTCATGCAATGCAAAAGTGGTGCATCTGTTTGCATAGAAGAAAAGATCGTCAGGTGGAAAGGTAAAGTCTACGACGCGATTTGCTTGGAGACGCATAGCTGCACAAAAGAAGGCCATGAAAGCGATGGCTGGATGGTTTACGGCGAGGCAGACTATTTGCTGTATTGCATGCAGCAGGCTGATGGCTCCCTGCATGCGTATTTGATCGACTTCCCGAAGCTAAAAGAATGGTTCTGGCCGCGCGTCGACAGCTTTGCTGTTTTTGGCCCGTTAAAAACATTGAATGCCACCAAGGGCCGCGTCGTCCCGCTCGCCGATATTCATGCAGGCGATGTGCCGATCAGCAAGCACATCATATGCGCCCCGAAAGTGGAGGCCGCATGATCACGCTCGTTGTCGGCAAGCCGTTTTCCACGAATGCCATGTATCGCAGCTTCTCGCGCGGCAAGGGCCTGACGACGATCAAGTCGAAAGCCTACCGCGAATGGGAATTCGCGACCATCTGCGACATCAAGCGGCAGAGCCCGCCTCGCGTCTTTGGCCGCTACGAGCTGGAGATCGTGCTGCCGTCGGCTAACCGGATCGATGCCGACAATACAGCGAAGTCATTCCTCGACTGCCTGCGCAAGTGCGGCGTCGTTGTCGACGACAGCCCGAAATATCTGCGCCGCCTGACGGTAACGCACGGCGCTGACACAGACACGAAACTCATCATCATACCGGAGACAAATGATGGCGTGGAAAGACAGTGAAGCATTCGTTTTAAAGCAGCTCCATGAGGCCGGCATATCGATGTCGGGCTGCGTGTTTGCCTGCTCGATGATGTTCGGCCGGCGGTTGTGCCTGGCTGAAGTTGAGCGTGAATACGCTGCCGCCTGCCTGCGTCGCCCGCGCAGGACGAAGAACAAGAAGTCGCAGCCTCTGACGCGCGCCGAGCAGATCGCCGCCTGTTTGCTGCACCACGCCGATCTGATCCGCGCCGGGCACAAGCCAGAGCATACGGAATACGTCATCGAGAGCGACGGGCTGCCGATCATTCGCTCTGCATCTGGCTCGTCCGATCGCTCGTCGTGCGGCTCGTCCGCGGCTCTGTGTGCGGAGGCCACGGCATGAGAGAGCCGGCGAAACAGTGGGCGGCCGAGGACGATCAGCTATTGTCCGATCTGATCGCAGCCGGCGCGCCCTTTAGCATTGCCGCCGACAAGCTCGGCCGGACGCGGAATAGCTGCATCGGCCGGGCGCATCGTCTCGGGCTGACGGGCGGGATGAACTCACGGCCGCGCACGGCGCCGCGTATCGGTCCGCCGCGTCCTGCCATGCGGCTGCGTGTCGCTGAGCCTGCGATCGTCGAGCGCCTCGAAGAGCCTGTCGTCGAAGATCCGCCGCACGTCGGCATTGATGGCCCGACAGTTGTGTCGATCGGCTTTCGTCAGTGCCGCTGGCCGGTAGCGGAAGCGCCAGTGATCGGCGGCCACATCTTCTGCGGCAAGGCGACAAGCGGCGCGAGCAGCTACTGCTGCAAGCACGCGCAAATGTCGATCCGATATGTGCGGCAATGACTGCTTACTATAACGAGATCGAGCCAGCCGCCGCGCACGTTCTCGAATGCCTGATCAAGGACGGGGTGATAGCAGATGGCGTCGTCGACACGCGCAGCATTACGGAAGTCGAGCCCGGAGACGTTTCCGGTTTCGCCCAGGCGCATTTCTTCGCAGGCGGCGGCCTTTGGAGCGTTGCAGCTCGACTGGCTGGATGGCCTGACGACAGGCCCATGTGGACAGGAAGCTGTCCCTGCCAGCCATTCTCCGTCGCCGGCAAAGGAGCCGGAACAGACGATCCACGGCACCTATGGCCGCACTTCTTTCGTCTCATCCGTTCCTGCCGGCCCGCTGTCGTCATGGGAGAACAGGTTGCGGGAAAGGCTGGCTATGGTTGGTTCGACGGAGTTCGAGCTGATCTGGAAGGAGAAGGTTACGCCAGCCGGGCGGTTGATATTCCGGCTTGCGCCGTCAACGCGCCGCACATCAGACAGCGATTGTATTGGGTCGCAACAAACGTGGCGCACGCCGACATGCGGAAGTCCCAACAGCCTGCGGGGAACGGGTCAAGACCCGGCGAAGAGATTGGCGGGCGGTCATACCTTGAACCTACAGGACGAGGTGAACTGGTATCAGGCGACATGGCGAACGCCAGCAACTACGGAGCCGGGCGTATCGCTGGACAGGCTTCGGACAGTGGACGGGGAGCCGTGGACACCGGGGCAGAGGGCCTACGATGTGCAGACGGGGCGCGTGGCGCAGGTTGGACTGACGCACGAAATACAAGCGGTGACATGGCCGACGCCGTGTGTCCCGAACGGTGGCCGCAGCCCGAAGGGCGGCACAATGACGACAACGGGGCAGACGCCGGACGGCAAGAAACGGCAAGTGGACATCCGCTTCATAGCTTCTGGCACGACGCCGAATGGGCAACCGGCGCAGACGGAAAAACGCGGCGCGTTAAACCCGGAGTTCGTCTTCTGGTTGATGGGTTGCCCGGACGCGTGGGTCTGCTCCGCATTGGAGGCAACGCAATCGTTGCCCCGCTCGCGGCGGAAGTCATTAAAGCACTGATGGATACTGAGCAATGAACCAGATGCGCTTCATGTTTTTGCTGAGCTGCGCGGAAGAGCTTGAAAGTTACGCCAAGTCGATGGGCGAAGCCTCATGGCGTCAGAACTCTCACTCAGCTCGCGTTTACTTCGACTGCATCAAGGCCGTCGGCCGATCGATCAGCGCCACTCTTGCTGAGATCGAGGCAGAGGAAGAGGCAGAGAAGAAGAAGGCCGAGGCGGCGTGAGCGAAGCGTATCCCGATCGCGAGATCGACGCCGACGAGCTGGAGAAGCTGACAGAGATGTTGCTGGCCGGCGAGATCTGCTGCGACACCTACTTCTGGATGCAGGGCGTCGAGAGCGCGCTCGATCGTCTGGAAGATCGCCGGGACACGATGCCGCGCCGGCAATACTACGCGATCCGCTCGTCTATGGAACGCCGCCTGATGGGCCTCGACGAGCCAAAGACGACACGACGCCGCCGGAAGAAGCAGTCGGAGCCGGAGCCGACAGTCGAGACAGCGGACAGCTATTTCGAGATCGCTAACACAGCGACAGGCAAGCGGGTGCGTATCCCGTATAATTCGAAACAGAGGGTGGCGTGATGGGCAGGCCGAGGAAGCAGTCGATCACGCTGGCGTCGACAGCCAACATCGAGATCGCCGAGGGCTTGGTAGACGATCCCTATGAGCCCGGGGCAAAGCTGCGGGTGCTGAAAAACATTCGCGAGCATCCGATCGCGCGTCTGGCCCATATCGGGAAGATCAGCGAGAGCCAGCGGATCTGCGCCGAGATGTTTCGCGCCAAGTATGAGCGGGCGGTTCTCGGCGGCGCCCGGGCGATCGACTACACCAAAGAGCGCGTCGACGGCGGCGTCATGTCTGAGCCGTTGTCCGAGGCCGTGCAGGAGGCCGTAGAGTGGCTGAACCAGTGCGCCAGTCAGTCGGGATGTGGCAAGCTCGGCTGGAGCGTCCTGACGCACGTCTGCGGCGAGGGACGCGGCATACAGGAGACGGCGCAACTGCTGCGCTCGACGGGTGCGCCAGCGGGCAGAGCCGGCGACGGTTACGTGCTTGGCGTGCTGATCATGGGGCTTGAGGCGCTGATCCAGCATCTCGGGATGGAAGCTGTCGGCAGGGCGAAAAGACGTTAGTTTTGAAAAAGGGTTGAAATAGAACCGGAGCGAATGGAGCGACAAACATGCGTAAGATCATTATTCTAGCGGCGATGTTAGCAGCCAGTCAGGCTATGGCTCAGAACAGAACCTATCTCGGGCCGGACGGCGACTATCTCGGCAGCTCAGTCGACAACGGCAACTCGCGCACATATCTCGACAGCCGCGGCGAATACCGTGGCTCGGCCATGAAACTGGGCAACAGCACGCAGTATTTTGACGCCGAGGGCCGCGATCTCGGACAGGCGATCGACATGGGCGATCCGCGGCGTTAACACTAAATGTTGACTGGCCGCGAATAACTGGCACAATAGGTAGTGTCCACGCTTGCCGGGACGGCTGTTAGTGCGTTTCGGTGAGGCGTTGATCAAGGGGCGGGGCTTCGGCTGCCGCCCATTTTTTATCCGCCCGGCTCTGTGTGCTGCTCCACGCCAAGCCGGCAATCGCGCAATAGGCTGCGCTCCGGCGGCCGGCGGTGCGATCTCTCTCAGAGGCACGAATGACAAGCCAACAACCCGAAGGGACTGGCGACAGTGAAGAATTCTACTGGGGCGCCTGACACTGAGCTGCCGTCAGACAAAGACAGGCCACAAATTATCTCAGACATCGCCGCCTCGATCATCGCCAAGCCGGTAAGGAAAACAGGACGGCCCCCGAAATACAGCCGGGAGATAGCCAGAGAATTCTGCCGACGCATCGCTCTGGGTAGATCACTCAGATCCGTATGCGAAGACGAGGACATGCCCGACAGCTCAACTGCATATCGTTGGAAGGATATGTATACAGAGTTTAGGGAGATGTACGCAAGTGCAACAGAAGAACGTGGACTAACATTCGGCGACTTCATTGCGGACTTGGCGTTTCAGGTGCTGGCAGGCGAGCATGAGGTGGACAGGGCAAAGCTCGCTTTGGATGGGCTGAAGTGGACTGCGGCACGGCTTGCGCCTCGGCAATACGGCGACAAGCAGCAAGTCAGCGTTCAGCACTCGGTATCTGACGAGGCTGCTGCGGTTCTGATGGCCCTGTCGCAGCGTGCGAAGGATCGCCAGCTCGAAGATCAGCGCACCAAGATCATTGACGTAACGCCCGACAATGACTGATCCCTCCCTTGCGAGGGGCGGGATCACGCAGCGTTATCAGTGACTTGCGACACGCTATACGGGACTGACGCGGGATCGGCATCGAGGGGCGGGCGGGAGCCGGGCCGGC